GCAACTTTGGACATCAGTTTACAACAGGTGTTACAAAAGAAAAGCTCAAGATGAACTGGCACCAGGCCGGTAAGCCTAGTGACTCAGATCAATTAGCTGCATGGTTAACCAAACAAGGTGTACCACAAGAAGTAGTAACCACAGTTTACGGCAAAATGGGAATACCTTATGTTGCTCCTGCAAGTGCCGAACCTGCTGTCGAACCAGGCGCACCAGCTACTGAACCGGCTACGCCGGCAGCGGGCGGCGCACAAAAGTCGTTGCCGTTTTATGGTAAGAATCCAACTACAGGTAAAGCATGGACTAGAGATGAGTTACTTGCCAAGGATGCTACCACAGCTCCAGCTGCGCCTGCCGCAGCGGCTGCACAAGCAACAACAACAGCACAAAACCCTGCAGGGTTTAACGCTTCTAACGTGATGAATTTGCCTGGTATGGAGAAGTACGCCAAACAACCTGCTCCTGCTAAGACAGCAAACTTTGGTGCTAGTCCTGGTGGATACAGCAATGTCACTACTTCGTTTAAACCAACTACACCTGCCAAATCGCCAACAGCACCTGCTGCTCCAGCAGGTACTAGAGTAACTTCGGGCGGCCCAACGCCAGACGAGCAAGCCAGATTGGCTCAACGTATTGCACAGGCCACAGCAAAACCAGTGGCAGAAATGTTGCGCATGGTTGAAACCAAAGAAGACGTTGCCAAGATCAAACAGTTTATTGACCGAACTTTTGTCAAGTACGGCGCTGTAACTGAAAGTGCTTTTGTTGTGCGCAACCGTCTGATTGAACACGTAACACAAGTTGGCGCACAACGCCGCAGAGAACATGCTCAAATGAGCTGATCAAACACCCTTAGGACCGGTACTTGTTACCGTAAGTGTGGGGTGGCTTCTACCCTGGGGAAACAATTCGCTACTGCGTACCCTAAAACGAGCAACCATACATTGACTTCTCCTTGAGTAACAGTTATAATAACTGACTACTTTAGGAGATTTCTATGACACAACAAAAAACATTCAACGGCGATCAAAAGATTAAACTGATTCAAATTATCAACGAGGGTATGCAAGTGACTCAAGAGATCGAAACACTCACTGGTGGTCTCAATGACACCATCAAAGCCATTGCAGAAGAACTTGAGATCAAGCCCGGTGTTTTGAAGAAAGCAATCAAGCTAGCACACAAAGCCGAATTTGGTAAAGCCAAACAGGATCACGAGTTGCTAGAAACTATTTTAGAGACTGTGGGCAAGACTTTATAATTGATGATTAATATTTTTCCAATTAAACAATTTCAGGGACAATACTGCTTGTCACCATTTGTCATGATTGAGGTCACACTCAACGGTGACGTAAGAATGTGTGGGTGCGGCGCCTGGATGCAGACTACAATTGGAAATTTAAAAAAAACTACATTAAAAGAAATGTTGACGTCTGATTTAGCTCAAAAAATTAGACAAAGTATTATTGATGGATCATATGTTTATTGCAATGAAAAGTTGTGTGGGGTAATTACCAACAACAGTTTAAACACAATTGACACAGTACCTCCAAACATAAAAGCACTGTTTAATGACGCATCAACATTTGAAATGCCGCACCATATCAGTTTCCAAGGAGACGAAACTTGTAATTTAAGTTGTCCTAGTTGCCGCACACACATTAAAAAAACCCCAGCAGAGCAACAGCAACAACAACTCCTTGTGGGAGAAATTGTGTGTAACAATTTGTTTTCTGAGGCAACTGATCAAAAAATAAAATTAGAAGTCAGTGGCACAGGAGAAGTTTTTGCTAGTCCTATGTTAATGACTTTTATAAATTCTATTGATCGTTCTAAGTTTCCCAATCTAGAATTAGACATCGGAACAAATGGATTGATGTGTGAACAGAACTGGCATCGTCTAGGAGATATGCAAGCATCTGTAAAAAAAATAACTGTAAGCATTGACGCCTCGCAAGCCAGCACATACGAAAAAATACGACGTGGCGGGAAGTGGCAACAACTGCTACAAGCAATGAAATTTTTACAGAATAAAAAACATCATCAAGGTATTACCTTGCATACTAGAATGATTGTACAACAACAAAATTATCGCGAAATTGAATCATTCTATCAAGTGTGCCAACAATTTGATGTGGATATAGTAGAATATTCAAGAATAACAAACTGGAGAACTTGGTCACACAAAGAATTTCAATTTCATGATGTGTTTAATCCTGAGCACCCTGAGTTTGAAACAGCACAACAAGAAATTTTCAAAGTCAAACAATTATCAGGCACATGGTTTGCGGGACTATAAATATGTACGAGTCGCTCACGATACGAGCATGAATCACGGCTTACCGGCCACAAACGGAGACTATGAGTTATATTGACGCACTATATGATCGTGAACACGATCGCATCCATGTTGTAGAACGCCGAGACGGCATTCGCAAATACCAAGAATACCCGGCCAATTATGTTTTCTACTACGACGACCCTCGTGGTAAGTTTCGTAACATCTACGGCAATCCAGTATCACGGTTTTCTACTCGCAACAACAAAGAGTTTCGTAAAGAAGTGCGAATACAGAGCAACAAACAACTTTACGAATCAGATATCAATCCTATTTTTCGTTGTTTGGAAGAAAACTACAAAAACATTGATGCTCCAGAACTGCACACAGCGTTTTTTGACATTGAAGTAGACTTTAATAAAGAGCGTGGCTTTAGTCCAGTTGAGGACCCGTTCAATCCTGTTACTGCTATCTCTGTTTATCTAGACTGGTTGGGCCAACTGGTTACACTAGCAGTTCCGCCCAAGCACCTGAGCTGGGACACAGCACATGATCTTGTTAAGGATTTTGAAAACACAATCTTGTTTGATAACGAAGCAGATATGTTTAAAACATTCCTTGACCTGATTGACGATGCTGATGTGCTAAGTGGCTGGAACTCAGAGGGCTATGATATTCCCTATACTGTAAACCGCATCACTAGAGTATTAAGCAAAGACGACACACGCAAGTTCTGTTTATGGGGACAATTGCCCAAGATGCGTATGTTTGAACGCTTTGGTAGCGAGCATCAAACATATGACTTGATTGGGCGGGTGCATATGGACTATATGCAACTGTATCGCAAGTACACATATGAAGAACGTCACTCATATAGTTTAGACGCTATTGCCGAGTATGAATTGGGTGAGCGTAAGACACAGTTTGAAGGCACACTTGACCAACTATACAATCAACACTTTAAAACGTTTATTGAATACAATAGGCAAGATACAATGTTGTTGCACAAACTGGATCGTAAGCTACAGTTCTTAAGTCTAGCATGCGAACTAGCACATGCCAATACTGTGTTGCTACAAACCACAATGGGTGCTGTGGCAGTGACTGAACAGGCCATCATCAACGAAGCACACGAACGTGGCATGGTTGTTCCTAATCGCAAGCAAAGACTTGATAGTGAGGATACCCAGGCGGCAGGTGCTTATGTTGCGTATCCAAAGAAAGGTGTACATGAGTGGATTGGATCAGTTGACATTAACTCACTATATCCGTCAGCTATTCGTGCGCTTAACATGGGTCCAGAAACTGTTGTAGGTCAGCTTCGCCCTATTATGACCAACAAGCTGATCAAAGATAACATGGCCAAGGGTGCTAGCTTTGCAGGCGCCTGGGAAGGTTTGTTTGCCAGTTTAGAATATACTGCGGTAATGGAACAGCAACGTGGCACAGAAATTACCATTGACTGGGAAAGTGGCGAGGAGTCAGTTTACTCAGCGTCTGAAATCTGGAGCATGATTTTTGACAGCAACCAACCTTGGATTCTTAGTGCTAATGGTACTATCATGAGCTTTGAGAAGAAAGGTATCATCCCCGGACTACTAGAGCGTTGGTACAGCGAACGCAAGGAACTGCAAGCCAAAAAGAAGGAAGCAAAAGATGCTAAGGAAATTGCATTCTGGGACAAGCGACAGTTGGTTAAGAAGATTAACCTCAACAGTTTGTACGGGGCTATTCTTAACCCGGGCTGTAGATTCTTTGACAAGCGTATTGGACAATCGACAACACTTACTGGTCGTTCAATTGCGAAACACATGGATGCTTATCTTAACGAACTCATTACAGGCGAGTATGATCATGTTGGAAAAGCAGTCATATATGGTGATACGGACTCATGTTATTTTAGCGCCTGGCCCGCTCTACAGAATGAAGTTAAAGACGGACGTATGGCGTGGTCAAAAGAGACTTGTATTCAGTTGTATGACAGCCTTGCTGACCAAGTAAACAATAGTTTTCCAGGGTTTATGGAACAAGCATTTCACTGCCCCAGAGACATGGGTTCACTAATCAAGTGCGGTCGCGAAACTGTTGCGGATCGTGGATTGTTTATCACAAAGAAACGTTATGCTGTTAATGCTATTGATATTGAAGGCAAACGACTGGACGTGGATGGCAAGATTGGCAAAACAAAAGCCACAGGCCTTGATTTAAAGCGCAGTGATACACCTAAAGTTATTCAAGACTTTTTGTTAGAAATTCTAAATAAACTACTTGCTGGTGCTGGCAAGGAAGAAATTGTAGAACGAATTCGAGAGTTCAAATATGAGTTCAAAGAACGTCCGGCATGGGAGAAAGGTAGTCCCAAGCGTGTTAACAATTTAACCAAGTATGGCGCTGCAGAAAAAGAACAAGGCAAAGCCAACATGCCCGGACACGTTAGAGCTGCAATGAACTGGAACAACATGCGTAGAATGAATGGTGACAATTACTCAATGGCAGTGGTTGACGGCATGAAAACTATTGTGTGCAAGCTCAAGACAAATGCGTTAGGGTGGACGAGCATTGGTTACCCCACAGACGAACAACGGTTGCCAAAATGGTTTACTGAACTTCCATTTGATGACAGTTTAATGGAAGCCACTGTTGTAGATCAAAAGGTCGACAACTTGTTAGGTGTGTTGGACTGGGACCTAGCTGGTGCTACCAACACTGAAAATACATTTACAAACTTATTCTCTTTCGAATGAAACTAAGCGAAATTGTTGCATACTTAAATTTGCTAGATCGGCACGACCCTGACATTGAGTGTCGCGATACCATGCGTCGATTTGAAGGTGTGTATCATGTAGTAAGAAATCACCCAATACAAATTGATACTTTTTCGGCCAAGTTAGGGGAAGTATACACCAACATTGAAAACAGTATGCGAGAGTTTACTAACAATGTTTTGTTGTTAAGACAACGGCTTGAGGCAGAACGTGATCAACTAGAACCTGAATATTTGCGTGAAAGTCGCAGATGGTTTGATCATGAACAACCGTTTGAAAACAACCACTACATTCTAAATAGACGGTTGGTAGCTGACGATGAAAGTAACATACTAATACGAAGTCATTTGCGTAATTACTCAGACTGGCGATTACCCGGTATGATCCTTAGGCCCGGTAAGGATACATTTATTGAAGACTTAGTACCATTGGATCCATTATACTTGGTTGACCATCATCAAGAGTTGCTGGACTTTAGTATTACAAATTTTAATCTTGAATACCAGCGTAGATTAAGACCTTATATCGTCGATGACCGAGGAACTGGTCCGATCATGAGCAAGTTACCTAACGATCAGTTTGGATTTGTATTTGCCTACAACTTTTTTAATTACAAGCCACTAGATTTAGTTTCTAAATATCTTGATGAGCTGTACCAAAAACTACGTCCAGGTGGCGTGGTGTTAATGACATTTAACAACTGCGACCGTGCCCAAGGCGCAGGACTAGCAGAGCGTAACTTCATGTGCTACACTCCGCGACGTTATATCCTAGCACATGCCGAAAGCCTTGGGTTTGACTGTATTTTTATGCACGACGGTCAAGGTGATTTAAGTTGGGTAGAATTCCGCAAACCTGGTAACATTACCAGTCTACGAGGCGGCCAAACATTGGCCAAAATTGTTGCATTACCCAGCTAAAACCTATATACTAACACATAAGGAGAACTTTAATGAGAGATTGTTTATTAGACTTGGTAGAACACACATTTGATCTTGGCTGTATTGATTTGGTCAAGATCACTGGAGACGCAGACTCTACACAAATCAGCGGCTTAGCCGAAGACTTGAGTGTTGTTGTTCAAGCTGAATACAAAAACCCAGTGGCTGACTTTGTCGGCACGTTTGGCATGCCTAATTTATCAAAGCTAAAAACTTTGTTGAACTTGCAGGCATATCGTGAAGATGCAAAACTTGCAATCACAAAAGGCAGTAGCGGAGAACCCGACGGCATTGCTTTTGAAAACAAAGATGGTGACTTCAAGAACAACTATCGTTTTATGGCTAGCCAGATTGTTACTGACAAGTTAAAAACTCCCAAGTTCAAAGGAGTAAACTGGCACATTGAATTTGAACCTAGCAACGCTAGCATTCAAAGATTAAAATGGCAAATGAGTGCCAACGCCGAAGAACCAAACTTCCAGGCCAAGACTGAGAATGGTGACTTGAAGTTTTACTTTGGTGACCACTCAACACACGCAGGTAACTTTGTTTTCCAAGCAGGTGTTAATGGTCAATTGAAACGTGCATGGTCTTGGCCCGCAAAGCAATTTGCCAGTATCATGGACTTGACTGGTGACAAGACTATTCGCATTAGTGATGACGGTGCTGCACAAATCACTGTTGACTCGGGCATGGCTGTTTACAACTATATCTTACCAGCACAAAGCAAGTGATGGATCAACATGACTTGACTGCAAGACAGAAGGACTACGCAGTCTTTCTGCCTGCTATTTCTAGCTTCTACAGCACATACATAGGCAAACAACGTTTTGATCCTTATGTAGACCCCGCACGAATGCCCAAGAATTTGCAGGACATGGAAATGATGAACTTTCTAAATCCACAGAACGGGCTGTTTCCATACAAGTGGGCATTGTATAGTGCTGGTCATGCAGACTTGGACTTGACCAAGCACAATCCCAAAGAGGATATGGTTCGTAATCGTGATCCTGGTTCTACCCTGTTGTGTGACTCTGGTGGATTCCAGATTGCTAAAGGTGTCTGGGACGGCGATTGGAAAGCCAACTCGGGTTGTCCTCGAGCACAAAAGAAACGTGAAGCAGTACTAAAGTGGCAAGACGGCATTGCCACATACGGCCTAACACTTGATATTCCTACATGGACCAGCAAGTGGCCAGGTAGTAGTGAAAAGACTGGTATCCGCAATTACCAAGATGCAGTTGATGCAACCATTTACAATAACGAATATTTTATCAAGCATCGCAAGGGCATCCACAATGGTGGCGCCAAGTTGCTAAACGTTTTGCAAGGTGCCAATCACGTTGAAGCAGATTCCTGGTATGAGCAAATGAAAAAGTACTGCGACCCAACTCAGTACGACAATCACTTTAATGGTTGGGGCATGGGTGGACAAAACATGTGTGACGTTCACTTGGTGTTGCGTAGAGTGGTCACACTAATTCATGATGGTTTACTAGAACAAGGCATTCATGACTGGATGCACTTTTTGGGCACAAGTAAACTTGAGTGGGCGTGTTTGTTAACTGACGTTCAACGTGCTGTTCGCAAGTATCATAACCCTAATTTTACAATTAGCTTCGATTGTGCCAGCCCTTTCCTGGCAATTGCTAACGGACAGTTGTATTACGAAAGTATCTATCCTGATGGTGACAAGTGGACATACCGCATGCAACCAACTGCGGATGATAAAAAGTATGCAACCGACACACGTGCCTTTAAAGATGCTGTGTTACAAGATGGTATCCATCCAGCATTTGTTGACAGCCCAATCAGTTCACGATTAACAATCAAGGAAGTTTGTATATACAAACCTGGTGACCTAAATAAGATTGGTAAAGAAGGCAAGACATCTTGGGATAGTTTCTCATACGCACTACTAATGGGTCACAATGTTTGGCAACATTTAAATGCTGTACAAGAAGCAAATGAGCTGTACGATCAGGGCCAGCGCCCTGGCATGTTAGCTGGTAAAATGCGCAAAGAGCATGATTTCCGAAATATTGTAGAAGACATTTTTTCCCAGAAGGATCGCCAAAAGAGCTTGGATAAAATTGAACACTATGCTAAAATACTAGACTTAATCATTGGCACACGTGGATTTACTGGCAAGAGACTTGTTAGCGCAAGACCAATGTTTGACAGTTTGTTTGACGTAGAAGAAGTAGTAGCAATAGACCCAGACGATCTGGATACCGATAAACTTGATGAACTAGAGGATAGTGTATGAATCGAAAAGGACACGAAAACGTTGACTTTTTTGTAGGCACTGAGGTAGAACGTACTCCCGCATTTGGTAAGAAAACACTATTTGTAGTGGGCTTACAGACAGTTAACGAGATTCAAGAATGGGTTGATGACTTTGCATCCTATCAAGATGCAACACAGCATATTGAGCATATCTTCTTTGGGGCCAATCACAGTTTTCATCCTGATGACAGATTGGAATGGCAGCAGTGGGAACACATGATTGAACCGTTTTTGGACAAAGGCTACTTGTGCAGTTTAGATATTCCAATCACACACGTAGAAGAATTTAATGACGGCCCATTGTGTGAGCATCGCAAATTTATTCCGCAGATTCGAGTAAGCATACCATATACAAAGTTGTGGAATTATAATACAATGTTAAAAATAGATGACAAAGACTTTGACGCTACCAATCCCGGCGTCTGGTGTCATAGTCTACACAGCTTAATGAGCCGTAGAACATTTACTTCGTGGGATGACTATAGCAAGGACTCAACACTATGAATCAAGAACAACGACAACTAGTAGATAGGATTATGCAACATGCAGAAAGAAAAATATGGATTACTTTTCGCAAGGAAGGAATTCATTGTTACCCAGCGGCAGCAACTGATCCAGCACTGGCAACTGGTGACCAGTATGATGTATCGTTTCTGGGTACCCCTCATCGTCACATTTTCCATTTTCGTGTTTGGATTGATGTTATACACAATGACCGAGATATTGAGTTCATCCAGTTTAAACGATGGCTTGAAAATCTCTATAGAGACGATGTTCTTAAATTGGACTACAAGTCCTGTGAAATGATGGCAGACGATTTGTATTTGCAAATTGCATCACGTTATCCTGATCGTGCAATCTGGATTGAGGTTTCCGAAGATGGTGAAAACGGAGCCCTTATAAAATACGAAACTCACCGCCCCTCCCTCTCAGTTAATATTTAAGGAAACAACAACATGAGCAAGCCACAAATTAAACCTAATGCTCGCGCAGAACAAACTCTTGAAGACTTGGACAAGTTCCGAGAGTTTGTCGTAGACTACGGGTATAGGTTCAACGAGGCAGACCTGTATAACTTCAAGAGTTATGCATGGCAACAATACAACAAATACACATCTGGTAAGAATGCCAAGAACATGTGGGACGAAGACACTCGTCGCTTTGCCGGAAGATTCTGATGAGAAAACTATTCTACATGGGCTTGGAAAGTTATGAAGCCCGTTACACACTACAACTAACTGAGTGGAATCGACGTGTGTTCGAACGTCGAGGACTAGATGTTGTTTATGTGCCTGGCACTACGATTGACAACACACAAGCTATCTCGGTAGGCCAAGTGCTAGACGCACATGGACGCAGTTTCTTTGCCATGAGCCAGATGATGAACTTGGTTCAGCTTATGAAGAACGGCGATGTGACAGGAGATGATGTGATCTACTTTGAAGACATGTTCCAACCGGGCTTTGAAAGTCTTGGTTATATCATGAACCAGATTCCCAAGGAACAATGTCCTAAAATTTACGTTCGTTGTTTGGCACAGGCCATTGACCCCGATGACTTTGTGCATGTGTGGGGTATGGCAAAGTGGATGAACTTGTATGAACAAATGGTCAATGAGATGGTGGCTTTCTCGGGGGGTGCAGTATTGGCTACCAATGAGGAAATGGTCGCCCACATGCGCATTGCTGGATGGACTGCTCCAATCTACAACATTTCAGGTCTGGCATTTGGAAAAGAAGAAGTACTGGAGCGGATCGGTGGCCTGGCAAACATCACGCCCTTTGTTCAACGTGCCCGCAGAGTCGGCTTCGCGGCTCGTTTTGATCAGGAAAAGCAACCTGGCTTCTTCATGGACCTTATTGAAATGTATAGCGAGCTTACCAGCGAGCCGTGTGAGTTTGCAATATACAGTGGCGGACCTCTACGATCCAATAACCCTGAGTATGTTGAACGTGCCCGCCGTATGGAGGCGGAGGGGAAAATCAAGATTTATGACAACATAAGCAAGAATGAATACTATGCTCATCTTAACAACACTCGTGTGCTTTTTAATTGTGCTTTGCAGGACTGGGTCTCAAACACAGTTTCAGAAGCGGACACTCTTGGTTGTAATGTGTTATATCCTGCTTACCGCAGTTTCCCTGAAACTTTTGCAAATGACCCTAACAGGCTCTACATTCCCTGGAGCATAGATGACGCCTATCATAAAATACAAAATCTGTTGCGAGAACCGCATCATAACATGGGCCTCATCTCGGATTGGAACAATGCCACTATTGACCGTGTGGTTGATATTATTACTGGTCGAGGTGAGCAATGGAATAGAGCGGGCAATCGCTATCGTGACCACGCTGCTCACGAAAAATATCAAGTTGTAAAAGTTGAGTGATGTGGGCTCGTGAACAAAGCGTAAGCTATCTCAAACAATATATTTGTGCTCGGAAGGCCACACCTTGGGTTGTAAATATGTGTCCTGGCAGTGAAGAACGAGCCAGATCAACTTTACAATACTTGGGTGGCATGGCTGGAGATTGGTATGGTAACCAAAGTGACTGCACCTACTATTATCCGCAAAGGAAACAAGAATGAAACTATACAAACACAGCAACGGCAAAACAAGTCTGTTCCCTGAGCACATTCCTCGAGGTTGGGAAGTCATGTTAAAGCCAACTACATTTGAAATTGTATGGCGTCGGATTAAGGGTAGAGAATGATTAGCGAACATTTTACAAAACAGATTGAACAAGGTGCTACAAAAATGTTTTTCTATGGGCTAGAATCAGGATCTGGCCCGGTAGAAAACATGAAAATTAATATCACAAACCACAAAGGCGCACTGAACACATTTCCAACTAACTTAGAGTTTGTTAGAATGCTGAGTGAAAGTATGCCATTGTTCAAGGAAATTGAATGATTAATGTTATTGTTACTGGTGTAGCTGGATACATTGGTGGTCAAATTGCGTTGAGATTAAAAGATGCTGGTTACACAGTATACGGAATTGACCGTAGACAACCGCCTAAGCATTTGTTAGGCGTGTGTGATGGTTTCTTGCATCAAGACTTTGCAAGCGATGTGGCATTAAGTTGGATCATACAAAAACAACCTGGAGCAATTATCCATTGTGCTGGCACAAGCCTTGTTGGACCATCAATGACAGACCCAGCTGAGTACTACAATAACAATGTGGTCAAGACTTTAAAGTTGCTGGACATTGTTAAACAAAGCATGCCACGTTGTAAATTTATTTTTAGTTCATCAGCAGCAACATATGGTGAACCCATGGTAAGTGCATGTTATGAAACTGATAGTTGTATGCCGTTATCGCCTTATGGTGAAAGCAAACTCATGATTGATATGATGTTAGAATCATACCACCGAGCATACGATCTTGACTATGTTAGCTTTCGCTACTTTAATGCTTGCGGGGCCGATCCCCAAGGTAGACACGGGCAAGAACCTGGCGCCACACACTTGATTGCCAAGTTGTTAGAAGCCACAAGAGACGATGGGCAATTTAGAATATACGGTGATGACTATCCTACTGCTGACGGTACCTGTGTTCGTGATTACGTACATGTGGATGACGTTGCGCAGGCCCATGTATTAGCATTGTATATGCGTGTTCCTCCAGGCATTTATAATCTTGGATCAAATTCGGGAACCAGCGTCAAGCAAGTGATGGATTGTGCAAGAACTGTTGTTGGTAAAATGCCTAACTCTAGTGTAGAAGCTCGTCGTGAAGGCGATCCGCCTGAGCTAGTAGCATCAGCAGCCAAGTACAGTGCATTTGGATGGCGCAAAAATTACACACTGGATGATATGATACGACATTCCTGGAAATGGTACACTAAGTAAATGTCTTATGGAATACGCATACCAATTAAACTTACCACCAATTAAAGAAATACTTCGCCCAGAGTTTAGAGACGACCCCTGGAAAGACATTGACGGTTTGGTCACTGTTACAGATGCTGAAGAGTTTGTGGATCCTTCTTGGCTAAACTTTAAAGAACTCAACTGGTACAAAGCAAATATCTTTAAAAAAGCGCCCGGGTGGTACGGACCCATTCACACCGACGGTGACAATACTGTACAAACCTGGGCTATCAATTGGGTTGATAGTGTAGGTGGTGGTATGGAATTTTGGAATCCTGATGCTATAGAAAGCAGTTCATTGGAGTATGATGTTGGTGGCCGCACAGATGGCAGAGTCAAAGGCTGGAGACACGTGGTAAGTAGATCTGCTGATTTTGTATACATAACACCACCTAACACAGCTTGGCTAATTGATGTAACAGTTCCACATAACGGATTTAATCCTGCATCATCAACACAAACTCGATGGGTATTTTCTTTACGCACCAACATAGGTGACAAACCAGACACATTTAAAGATGCCGTAGCATATTTCTCAGATCTTATTATAAACAAATAATGTTCGACAAGATAAAAAAGTTTGAAGAAGAACTAGCAGAGTTCACAGGAGCACCGTATGCAATCATGACTGATTGCTGTACACATGCTATTGAAATGTGTTTGCGATATGATCGGGTACAAGAAGTTATCATGACTCCTTACACGTATCTAAGCATTCCTATGACCATGCACAAATTGGGCATCAAGTATTCTTACAACGACGAATCATGGATTGGTGAATATCCATTTGGGCTAACTCGTATTTGGGATTCGGCTCGTAGACTAGAAAAAGATATGTATCGTCCCGGAACAATGCAATGCCTAAGTTTTGGACATACTAAGCCTTTACATATAGGCCATGGTGGTGCTATACTGTTAGATGACGAGGCAGCATACAACAAGATAATTCGTATGCGTTATGATGGGCGTGACCTAAATATATCACCTTGGCAAGATCAACAGGAATTTACAATTGGATACCACTACAAACCAAGCATTGAGGACGCCGTCCAAGGCCTGGCTTTGTTACAGGGCCTTAAAGAATTTCCTGTTAGGCCGCAACCCGTCACCTACCCCAATCTTAAAAATATTAACATTACGGAATAAAAAATGACTGACAACAGTTTAAACCTATCACAAGTAATTCGCAAACGCTTGACAGACGCAGACAAGCGTTACTGGGCAGGCGATAACATCAGTGAGTACATCACTGAAAAAGAGAAAGACTTGCTAGTTGATGAACTCACTGGCAAGTTCGAAGGCGTGCTTGATAGCTTGATTATTGATCGAAAAACTGATCCTAACTCAATAGGCACTGCACGCCGTTTAGCAAAGATGTATGTGTATGAAATTATGGCTGGTAGGTATGAGGAGAGCCCTAATGCTACGGCTTTCCCAAACGATACGGACGGAAAATACGAAGGTATGCTTGTGGTGCGTTCGGAGCTTAAGAGCATGTGCTCGCACCATCACCAGCCTGTTACGGGTGTGGCTTATATTGGAATCATTGCTGGTCCCAAACTCATTGGTTTATCCAAGTACACTAGGATTGCGCAGTGGTGTGCGCGACGCGGAACACTACAAGAAGAGCTCTGTATGGACATCGCTCGTGAGATTGAATTTGCCACTGCATCCAAAGACGTTGCTGTTTATATTCAAGCTACCCATGGATGTTGCGAGAATCGTGGTATTATGGCTCACAGTAGTCTTACCCAAACAACGGTACTCCATGGCGCTTTTAAAGCAGACCAAAGTGTGAAGAAAGAATTCTTTGACAACATCAAACTACAACAGGACTTTGCACCACGATGATATTTTTTAATGCATTACGAGATGATTTAATGGTACAACAACAAATCTCTAACTCATGGGAACACATGGTTGGGGTGATCATGCTGAATCAAACAGGCCGCAAACCTGTAAAAACAACCTTGCCAGAATTTTTA